GATAGACGACATCATCTATTTTCAGAAGAGATTGTATCGTTCTCTGAATGTGCCGATCAATCGACTTGAACAAGAGGCGCAGTTCTCACTCGGTAGATCAACCGAAATATCAAGAGACGAGGTTAAGTTTCAGAAGTTTGTTGATAGATTACGTCGTCGATTCTCGTGGATATTCCTTGGAATACTTCGCAAACAGTTGTTGCTCAAAGGCATTATCACCGAGCAAGATTGGGAAGAGTGGAAAGACAGTTTATATATTGACTTTATTAAAGATAACCAGTTTACTGAACTCAAAGAGATGGAAATTCTCAGAGAACGAATTGGTGTCATGAACGAGATTACACAATATGTTGGTGAATACTATTCGAAAGAATGGGTGATGAGAAATGTTTTACGTATGTCTGATGATGACATCGAGGATATGAAAAAACAAATCGAGCAAGAAGTAAAGTCTGGTGAGATTGATGATGGAGAAGAAGAACAACAAGAACCAGTGGCGCCTAAACCCGTTCCTGTACAGGTTGTTCCTGATAAAAAAACTGAGGAGTAATTATGTCTGAAGAAAATACAGTAATTGATGAGTTACAAGCGGAACCTATACAAACAGATTCTAAACCAATCGAAGACTTTCTGAAAGCGGTTGAGGATCAAAACTTTACTCAAGCAGAACGTCAGTTTAACGATCTTATTCAAGATCGATTACAAGACACACTTGATCAGACAAAGGCACGAATAGCCGCATCGATTGGTGACACTTCTGAACCCGAGTTTGAACCGGAGACAGAATCTGAACCTGAATCTGAACTTGAATTAGTCGCCGACACAGACGATAATGATGAAGATACCGAATCCGAAGAAGATGAGATCTAAATTATTATAAATAATCTAGTTGGAGAATTAAATGAAATCATTTAAAGACATTCGTGAAGCAAAGAGTAAGATGCCTCCGGGTGATCATGTCTCTGACACTAAAGTCAATCGTCACACGGTGATGGTTCACAAAGATAAAAAAGGGTTCTCTGTTTATATCGACGGAGACAAACTCGACACCTATCGTTCTCAGAAAGAAGCTGAGAAGATGGGTGCTGCTTTCGCAAAGGAAATGTAGATGAAACTTATTGCCGAGTATATCGACAACGAATTAGAAGTTATCACTGAAGCAAAGAGCAACGGTGAAAAGTCTTACATGATTGAAGGTATCTTTGCGCAAGCAGAATCAAAGAATAGAAACGGTCGCATATACCCTCGTGCTATTATGGAACGAGCGGTTGACAAATATGTGACCGATCAAGTTAGCAAGAAACGGGCTGTCGGAGAGTTAAATCACCCCGAAGGTCCGACTGTTAACTTGGATAAAGTTTCACACCTTATCACTGACCTCCGATGGGAGGGAAATGATGTGGTAGGAAAGGCACAAATACTGGATACACCTATGGGTAAGATTGTAAAAGGTCTCCTTGATGGCGGTGTTCAACTAGGCGTGTCAACTCGTGGTATGGGTAGTCTTGAACAAAAAAATGGCGTGATGTATGTACGCGAAGACTTTATTTTAAATACAGTCGACATCGTACAGGATCCCTCCGCACCAGCAGCCTTCGTTAATGGTATTATGGAAGGCGTTGAATGGGTGTGGAATAATGGTGTCATTCAAGCTCAAGAAATTGAAGAAATGGAGACAGAAATTACAACCGCTCCGAAAAAGCATCTCTACGAGACGCAGGTTCGTGAGTACAAAAATTTCCTCTCGTCGCTCAAATCAAACTTTAAGGAGTAAGACATATGTCTGATCTAGAACAGAATGGTGAGCTTCCTATCGAGGAAGCTAGTGCTCAGAAGATGCCTGTTGGTACTGAGGCAGACTCTATCGCGTCCGTAGACAAGACTGACGATGCTGTTAAGAAAGCCCCCTCACGTAAAGGGGATACTGGAAAACAGGATCCGATGCCGAAAACTAAAGCAGGAATGCTAAACGCTATGTACGGTAAATTATCTGGTATGAAAAAAGACCAGTTAAATGCTATGTACAGCAAAATGCAAGAAGACTTTGAAGATGTAGAAGAAGGCGAAGCAGTTGAACTGCCCGAGTTCTCTTACAACGACGAGTTGAAAGAACTTGTAGAAAGCGAAGCTACTTTATCTGATGAGTTCAAAGTGAAAACTGCGGTAATTTTCGAAACTGCTATTCGTACTAAGTTATCAGAAGAAATTGATCGCTTAGAAGATGAATATCAAACCCGACTCGGCGAAGAATTGGAAGCAACGCGTTCCGATCTCGTTGAAAAAGTTGACAGCTATCTCAACTATGTTGTTGAGAATTGGACAAAGGAAAATCAACTCGCTATCGAGACTGGTTTGCGTACTGAAATCGCTGAAGATTTCATGGGCAAACTGAAGGACTTGTTCCTTGAGTCTTATATCGAAGTTCCAGATTCCAAAGTCGATCTAGTTGACGAACTTGCTGAACAAGTTGAAGAACTCGAAGAGAAGTTAAATTCACAAACTTCTAAAGTCCTCAACATGGCAGAACAAATCGAATCGTACCAACGCGAATCAGTGGTTCGTGAAGCGACTCGTGATCTTGCCGAAACGCAGGTTGAAAAGCTCACATCTTTAGTTAGTTCTCTCGATTTTGAAGATCAAGAATCTTTTGCGCAAAAAGTTAAAACCGTAAAAGAATCATACTTCAAAAAAGCAGTGACTGTTGAAGACGAGTTAATCGAAGATTGGGATAACGGTACACAACCACAAGAAGTTAATAGTGTGATGGACATGTATCTCAACGCTATCAAAAAATCTAACAAATAAGGAATAATACTCATGCAAGTATCCTATGACAAATTGATCGAAAAGTGGTCACCAGTTCTTGAAGAAGAAAGTTCTGGTAAGATCATGGATCATCACCGTAAATCTGTAACCGCGGCAGTTCTTGAGAACCAAGAAATCGCATTCCGTGAAGAAGCGGGTATGCTCGCCGAGTCACCTACTAACGGCAACTTTGCTGTAACTGGTGCATCTTCTGGTGTAACTGGTGCGAACTGGAACCCCGTTCTGATCGCTCTTGTTCGTCGTGCAATGCCTAACTTGATGGCATACGACTTAGCAGGCGTTCAACCTATGACTGGTCCTACTGGCTTGATCTTCGCTATGAAGTCACGTTACAAGACTACTCGTGGTGGCGCAACTGCTGGTGACGAAGCATTGTTCAACGAAGCAATTGTCCCTTTCTCTGGCGACTCAAGTGTATCACATTCTGGCGGTCCTTCTGGTCTTGCTGGTGTATCTGACACTGACAATGACTCGTCTATTGTTGACTCAGGTTCTGTTTATGTACCAACAGTTGGCGGCGGTATGCCCACTGAAGATGCTGAAGCACTCGGCGACGGTACTCATTCTGATTTCGCAGAAATGGGTTTCACCATCGAGAAAGCAACCGTGACCGCAAAGTCTCGTGCATTGAAAGCTGAATACAGCTTAGAACTTGCTCAAGACTTGAAAGCGATTCATGGTCTTGACGCAGAAACAGAACTCGCGAACATTCTTAGCACAGAAATTCTTGCTGAGATCAACCGTGAAATCATCCGTACTATCAACTCTCAAGCAAAAATCGGTTGTCGTCAAGCAGGTATTCAAACTGCTGGTATCTTCGATCTTAGCACTGACGCTGATGGTCGTTGGTCAGTTGAAAAGTTCAAGGGTCTGTTGGTACAACTCGAACGTGAAGCAAACGTAATTGCGAAAGAAACTCGTCGCGGCAAAGGTAACGTAGTAATCTGTTCTTCAGATGTTGCTACTGCTCTTGCAGCTTCTGGTATGCTTGATTACGCTCCTGCTATCAGTGCAAACCTCCAGGTTGATGACACTGGTAACACCTTCGCAGGTGTATTGAACGGTCGTACTCGTGTGTACATCGATCCATATGCTGTTGCTGACTATGTAACTGTTGGTTACAAGGGTACTAACCCTTACGACGCTGGTATTTTCTACTGCCCTTACGTCCCATTACAGATGGTACGTGCGGTTGGTGAGAATGATTTCCAACCACGCATCGGGTTTAAAACTCGTTACGGGATGGCATCTAACCCATTCGTTGGTAGCACTGCTGCTGATGGTTTGGCTACGGCTCGAACTAACCAATATTACAGAATCTTCCGAGTGGACAATATCCTCGCGTAAGATAAGTAATAAGAAAAAGAATCACATTAGTGATCATTTTGGGGAGACTTCGGTCTCCCTTTTTTTTGTCTTAAAACTCGTATAAATAGTTATTTCCGACACTTATGGAATTTTTATGGCAGACTTTACCTGCGACCCCAGTTATCTTGCTCCCACAGCATTTAAAGTTGCTGTTGACAGAGAAAAATATCCTAACATACAATTCTTTGCTCAACAAATACAACACCCTTCAATGGATTTAAACCCTGTTGAACAATCATATCGTCGTATCGCCGCAGTTTCTCTGCCAGGCGATACATTATCTTTTGGTACTCTTGAGATGGATGTGTTGATGGACGAGAAGATGAATGTGTATCAAGAGATCTATGAATGGATGGAACGATTAGTAGAGACAAAACATCGGGCTAACACCGGTCGTTTGTATCGCGAAGCGGACACACTATCAACATACTGTGACATCAGAGTTTCAGTGTTATCGAGCCATAACAATGTTTCTCGCGTTTTGAAATATGTCAATGCGATGCCCTCTTCGTTAGGCAACATCACATTCGCATCAACCCAAGAAGGTCAATATATTACATTCCCTGTGACATTTAAGTTTGACTACTTTGAACTATTGTGATATAATAGTAGTTTAAAAATTTATTTAATGAGGTTGTTATGAATTTAGATGATATTCTTTCCGAGTGGAAGAAAGACTCACATATTGAATTGAACAAGTTAGATGTGAGTTCCCACGATACACCCAGACTACACGCCAAATACTTAGAGTTATATAGTAATGCGAAACTCAAACTAAAAGACGCTGAGTTTAAACAGAAGGTATTACTGAGAGATAAATATCTTTACTATAACGGAAAGATGCCTGTCGAGACAGTACTCGAAAGAGGTTGGAATCCAGATCCCTTTGATGGTTTGAAGATGCTTAAAGGTGAGATGGAATATTATTATAATAGCGATCCAGAAATTATGTCAAGTGAAGCGAAGATCGCTTATGTTCAGGAAGTGATTTCTGTACTAAAAGAGATAATGGACCATATCAAGTGGCGACATAGCACGATAAAAAACATTTTGGACTGGAAAAAGTTTGAGGCTGGTTTTTGAATATAATAAAGTTTAAAATGAAAGACTTTTCGATGCTCCAGTTGACGGAGTGTGAACCTGGCATCGTATCGGAATTAAGTTCTTATTTCGAGTTTGAAGTTCCGGGCGCTAAGTTTATGCCGGCAGTAAAGAGACGCGTCTGGGATGGCAAGATTCGTATGCTTGATCGAAACACAGGTGAGATCAATGCTGGTCTTTACTGGGCGATCAAGAAGTTCGCGATGGAACGTGGTTACGGTATTAAAGTAGAACAGAGTGACTACGGATATCCATACGACACAAACAAGGTAAATCATCTACAGACGATGACTTGGATTGATAGTCTTAATATGCCCTACAAACCTCGTGACTATCAATACGATGCCTTGACGCATGGAATAAAATACAAGCGAGCCATTCTAATTTCTCCCACAGGATCAGGTAAGTCATTCATCATCTATATGTTAATGCAATGGTATCTTATGAATCGGGACAAGAAAGTTCTTCTGATTGTACCAACGACATCTTTGGTTGAACAGATGTATGCTGACTTTAAAGATTATGGTTTCGATGTTGAGGAGAACTGTCACAAGATCTATTCAGGAAAAGACAAGGAAACTGACAAGCGAGTCATCATATCGACATGGCAGTCTGTATATAAATTACACCCTGTTTGGTTTCATCAGTTTGGGGCGATCTTTGGTGATGAAGTACATGGATTTAAATCTAAGTCTCTATCGTCGATTATGAACAAGTCAAAGAATGCTGAGTATCGATGGGGAACAACGGGTACTCTTGATGGGACTCAGGTACACAAACTTGTCCTCGAAGGGTTATTTGGTCCTGTACACCGTGTCACAACGACTCATGAACTACAGGCCAAAGATACGCTTGCTAAACTTAATATAGATATATTATTACTTCAGTATTCTCAAGAACAGTGCCAATCGATGGAGGGCAAAACTTACCATGAAGAAATCGATTTTATTGTTAGTAACGAAAAGCGCAACAAATTTATCGCGAACCTTTCGGTCGATTGTGACGGAAATACGCTTGTTCTATTTAACCTGGTGGATCGTCATGGCAAGTTGCTTAGGGATTTGATTCAGGAAAGGCTTAAAGATGGTCAACGATTGTTTTATGTTAGCGGAGAAACTAAGACAAGTGACAGAGAACAGATCAGAAACATTGTTGATAAACAAAAGAACTCTATTATACTCGCTAGTCTTGGTACCTTTTCTACTGGTATCAATATTAAAAACGTTCACAATATTGTTTTCGCATCTCCCAGCAAATCGCAAATCAGGGTGTTACAGTCCATTGGTAGAGGTCTACGATTGTCAGATGATGGCAGAACGACAAGACTATATGATATTGCGGACGATTTACATGTGAGATCTAAAAAGAATTTTACTCTTCTCCACAGCGCGGAAAGAATAAAGATATATAATAGTGAGAAGTTTCCTTACAAAGTAATACCGATAGGGATGTAATCAAATGTACTCAAAAGAAATATATCAGTTTAAATTTAGTGATGGCCAAGAAGTTCTTTGTGAAGTAATGGAATGGCCTGATAAAGACGACAAAGACATTATCGCTCGGAATTCTATGTCAATTCTTATGGGAGAAACATCTGAGAGTGAACGAATTTATATGTTCCGCCCTTGGATACATTATTTAGAAGGCGATATGGAATACACCAGTATTAACCCATCTCACATAGTGAGCCAAAATCGCCCTAATTCAAATTTAATGGAACAATACTTTTTTGCTGTAAAGGATATGCATATTCACGCACAAGATCGCGATCAATACCTTGCAGAAGAAAGAGAATATCTGGAAGAACATGAGGAAAACTTGAATGAACTAAAAGAAGCATTAGGTAATTATGAGAAAGATGGTGTACGATCTAATGTTATTAAGTTCCCTAAGAGAGATGATATTATACATTAATATACTTTTTCTCTGTGCGCTAGTGCTTAATTATACTGCGTTTTTTTAAACTTGTCAAGCCTTTTTTTTAACTTGACATTCCCCATTAATTAAGATATAATAGTTGTCATATTGTTAGTGAGAGTATTGAATGAAGCCGAAAGAAAAACCACATTACGTTAATAACGCTGACTTTTCTCAAGCGGTGGTCGATTATGTTAAGAGTGCAACCGAAGCAATTGAAGCAGGTAATACGAAACCCGTTGTCACAAACTACATTGCTCAATGTTTTCTTAAGATCGCCGAAGGGTTGTCTCATAAAGTGAACTTTGTTCGTTACACCTATCGTGAAGAGATGGTCATGGATGCTGTCGAGAATTGCCTCAAAGCAATTGAGAATTACAATATCGAAGCGGCTACGCGAACTGGTAAACCCAACGCGTTCGCATACTTCACACAAATCTCTTGGTATGCTTTTCTTCGCAGAATTGAGAAAGAGAAGAAACAACAAGATGTGAAGATGAAGTTTATGGCTGAAGCAAGTGTAGAGAACTTTGTCGAAAACGCCACTGACGATTATAATGGCGCGCAAGGATCATTCTTTGTTGATGAACTCAGATCTCGTATTGATACAGTGAAGTCTACCGATCGTATTTTCAGGGATTATTCTAAGAAAGAGAAACGTAAGAGACGTAGACGCCAAGCCGACTCTGACTTATCAGAGTTTCTTGAATAAGAACTTGACATTGTGTTTCATTTCTGTTATTATTATGAGAACTGTAGTTAGTTAGGTATATTATGAAAGTCGCGATCCTGAACGATACGCATTGTGGAATCAGAAATAGTTCTGAGGTTATGATGAAGTATCAAGAGCGTTTCTATTCCGAAGTGTTTTTCCCGTATCTGTTAGAGAACAATATCACTAAGATCCTACATCTTGGTGACTACTATGACAATCGCAAGTTTATTAACTTCAAGGCGCTCGAACACAATCGAAAGATTTTTCTTGAGAAGTTGCGTGAGTATAAGATACACATGGACATCATCCCCGGCAATCACGATGTCTTCTATAAGAACACGAACGAATTGAACTCGTTGAAAGAACTTCTTGGTCACTATATGGAAGAGGTTCGTATCATCGAGAAGCCGATGGTTGTTCAGTATGACAACACTGATATTGCCTTGGTCCCTTGGATTAACGATGACAATGAAGAAGGAACAAAGAAGTTTCTTTCTAAGTGTAAAGCAGACATCGTGGGTGCTCACCTTGAGATTGAAGGTTTTGAGATGCAGGCAGGTATACCGTGTACGCATGGTATGAGTGCTGAGTCTTTTCGAAGATTCGATCTCGTGTTGACAGGGCACTTTCATACGAAGTCTACGAGAGGTAACATCAACTATCTTGGATCGCAGATGGAATTCTTCTGGTCGGACGCTCATGATCCGAAGTATTTTCACGTCCTTGATACAGACACTCGTGAAGTGATTCCAGTCCAAAACACAATTACTTTATTTCAGAAAATTTACTACGACGATGTGAATACAGAGAAAGCCGAGTTCAATTATCGTGTGGGTAAGTTGCCTGACATTGATAATAAATTCGTCAAGTTGGTCGTCGTTAACAAATCAGACCCTAAGTTATTCGAATTCTTTGTTGATCGTATTCAGTCTAAAAGAGTACACGAGTTAAAGATTGCTGAGAATTTTGAAGAGTTTGTGGGTTCTTCTGTTGAAGATGATAAAGTTTCGGTCGAATCTACCGAAGAGTTGTTGAGCAGTTATATCGATGCTGTAGAAACACCCCTTGACAAAACACGTATCAAGCATACGGTTCATGAACTCATGATCGAAGCCCAGACGCTTGATATTGTTTAGGTGGTACAAAGTTACCCCAAGTAACACTTCGTCGCGCCACGCGACTCACAGACGCTCCAGTGCGATCTTACAAGACAAGAGCAGACGCTTGACAATTGATAATGAATGTTGTATTATATACTATGAAAAAAGTTATGGGAGGGTGGTAAAATTATAATCTTTAAAGATTTAAGATATCGAAATTTCATCTCAACCGGTGATGTTTTTACTGAGATACCTTTGAACCGTTCTCGATCGACCCTTGTTGTTGGTCAGAATGGCGCAGGTAAATCTACGATGCTCGACGCTCTATCCTTTGCTCTTTTTGGTAAAGCGCATCGTAACATCAATAAGAATCAATTGGTCAACTCTATCAACGGTAAAGGTATGGTCGTTGAGGTTGAGTTCTCGGTTGGTCCTTCGGACTACAAAATCGTTCGAGGTGTGAAACCAACAAAGTTTGAGATTTGGAAAGACAATTTTCTTATCAACCAAGACTCACACAATAAAGAATACCAGAGAATTCTTGAACAGAACATTTTAAAATTAAATCATAAATCGTTCCACCAAATCGTCGTTCTGGGTAGTAGTAGTTTCATTCCTTTTATGCAGTTAGCCGCACAGCATAGACGTGATGTGATCGAGGATCTTTTGGACATCAATGTGTTCTCAAAGATGAACGGTATTTTGAAAGAGCGCGTATCGATCCTTAAAGAGAAAGATAGGGCGAGTCGTTCTGAAATAGAACTGATCGAAGAGAAGATTAAGAACCAGAAGAAGTATGTTGACAAACTTAAGCAGTTAGGTCAAGAACAGAAAGAAGACCGGCGTAAAGAAATCACATTGCTCAACGAACAGATTGATGCTCTGATGCTTGAAAAAAGTAATGTTGATGAATCGTCACTGGACGAGTACAAAAACCAAATTGCAAATCTGAATAAGAAAGTTCGTGAGGTAGAGAAGTTTGATCACCAGTTCAAGGTGAAGCAAAAAGAATTAAACAAAGATATTTTGTTTTACAAAGACAACACCACCTGCCCTACATGTGATCAAAACATTAGTGACGAACTAAAAGATGATAAGACTCAAAAAGCATCTACGAAGTGGGACGAACTCGAAGAGGGTAGGCATGTAGCGAGTGCTAACCTCAACACCCTGAACGGTCAGTTAGATCAGGTTGAGTTGGTGATTGTAGACTTACAGAAAAAAATTAATGAAGAGTACCAGACCAACGTAAAGATACAACAAGCCCAAGGTCGTATTAGTCAACTCTTAGAAGAACTGTCCAGGTTTGAAACAGAGACAGGTAGTGTTGAAGAGTCGACGGAACAACTCAATGATTATATGTCAGAACATTCGAGGCTCAAAGACGAACGTATGACTTTGGTTGATGATAGTGCTTACAATGCCGTCATCACCGAACTACTCAAAGATACTGGTATCAAGACCAAGATCATCAAGCAGTATTTGCCTGTGATCAATAACCTTGTTAACAAGTATCTGCAAGTGTTAGACTTCTATGTGTCGTTCCATCTTGACGATACATTCAAAGAGTCCATTCGATCTCGTTATCGTGATGTGTTCTCATACGATTCGTTTAGTGAGGGTGAGAAACAGCGTATCGATCTAGCCTTGTTGTTTACTTGGCGAATGATTGCTAAGATGAAAAACAGTGTCGCAACAAACCTGTTGATTCTTGATGAGACTTTTGATAGCAGTTTGGATGCTGATGGTGTGGACAACCTGACTAAAATTCTTGAAACGCTTGACGAAGAAACTCGTGTGTTTGTTATATCGCACAAGGGTGAATTGCTCGAAGGTAAGTTTGATGATAAGATTGAATTTGTTAAATCTAAAAACTTCAGTAAGATCGCTTGACAACAAGCGCAGAAAAGTGTATAATTTACTAAAATTAACGCGCATAAAAATGTGAGGATATTATGGAACTAAATGACAAAACTTTGGCGGTACTAAAAAACTATGCGACAATCAATCCGAATGTCGTAATCAATGAGGGTAATGTACTCAAAACAATTTCTGAAGCGAAGAATGTTTTGAGTTCTGCGGAACTCGATGATACTTTTCCTAAGACGTTTGGTATTTACGACCTGAACGAATTCTTAAATGTATTGTCCCTCGTTGATTCCCCGAATTTAAAATTCGAAGACAATTATGTTTTAGTATCAGACGGTAGTGGGCGTACTCGTATTAAGTACTTTTATTCTGATATAGATATGCTCACAGTGCCAAGCAAAGACATCATTATGCCTGAAGCAGAAGTGTCGTTCTCTTTTGATCGTGAAACACTTTCAAGAGTCAAACGCGCCGCCTCTGTACTAGGTCATACCGAGTTGTCTGTGTCTGTCATTAACAATGTTCTTTCTTTGTCCGTCGTCGACCAAAACGATAAAACATCTAATGTGTTCTCGATTGATGTTGATGGGACTTACAAGAACGAAAACTTCAATTACGTTTTCAATATCTCAAACTTGAAAATGATTGATGACGATTATCGCGTAGACATCTCGTCGAAGTTGATTTCACATTTTGTGAATGAACAAAGCGGTATACAATACTGGGTAGCACTTGAAAAAACTAGCACATACGGAGAGTAATATAATGGCTAATAAAGAAATAATGGACCTTGCGAATCGTGTAACTCGAAGCGCAGTCGCGGTTGTTGACACGGTAACATCGAGAGGTGGTTTTCGTGGCGAAGAACTTTCGACTATCGGGCAGTTGCGGGATCAATGTATTCAGTTGATTCAGTTGATTGAACAGATCGAATCTGAAGATGCGGCTGGTGACTCTGACTAAAAAATGTGATATAATAAACTCTTATGAAAAAATTCTGGACTATTTGGAAGTATAGTTTAGGTGGGTACTCCGATGACAAAACAGAACCTTACGATAATGCTATTACGATTGTAAGGACTCTTGTCATCGGAGTAAATTTTGTGACATGTTTCTTCATTATGTCGAACGTGGTTCACAATTGGTAATATATTATGGAGTAGTTTATGTCCAAAGATTTTCTCTGGTGTGAGAAACATCGTCCTCGTAAGGTAGAGAATGCGATTCTACCTAAAAAATTAAAAGATGTTTTTCTTAAGATCGTCAAGTCTGGTGAATTGCCTAATATGCTCTTCACTGGCACCGCTGGTCTTGGTAAGACTACTATTGCTCGTGTTATCTGTGATGAACTTGGTTATGACTATATCCTGATCAATGGTTCGGAAGACGGTAACATTGATACCTTACGCGGCAAGATCAAAAGATTTGCTTCGTCTGTCTCATTGGGTGGCGATGTCAAAGTCGTTATCCTAGATGAGGCTGACTATCTTAACCCCCAATCAACTCAACCTGCTCTTCGCGGGTTCATCGAAGAGTTCTCTAGCAATTGTCGATTTATTCTGACGTGTAACTTCAAGAATCGAATCATCGAACCTCTACACTCACGGTGTGGTGTATATGAATTCAATACTACTAAGAAAGAGATGCAGGTTCTCTGTTCCGATTTCTTTGTTAGGTTGATGAGCATTCTTGAATCTGAGGGTGTTGCCTTCAATAAAGATCTGATCGCACAACTGATCATGAAACACGCACCTGATTGGAGACGTGTGATCAATGAGTGTCAACGATTCTCGATCGGCGGTCAATTAGAAACCACTGTACTCGACAACGATGCGAATGATAACTATAATCTTCTCTTCAAGTCACTAAAAGAAAAAGACTTTAAGAAGATGCGTAGTTGGGTCGCGCAGAATGTTGATGTTGATGTCTCTGCTATTTTTCGACACATCTATGATAATATGTACACTCATGTCGATCCCGCATACATACCACAACTCGTATTGGTCCTCGCCGACTATCAGTACAAGAATGCATTTGTTGC